GGAACTCAGCAGGGGTCAACTCAAACACTTAGTGGAACAATTTTTGACGGCTCCGGTTCTTTGTCAATTGGAAATTTTAATGCTCAAGCAAATACATATTTTAATGGGTATGTTTCCAACGCAAGAATTGTAAAAGGAGTAGCAGTCTATACGGGTACATTTACCCCGCCAACGTTGCCACTTACCGCAACACAAAGCGCTGGAACTAATATTGCTGCTATTACTGGAACAGCAACTTCACTGCTTACCTGCCAATCCAACCGATTTAAAGACAACAGCACCAACGCTTTTGCTATCACAGTAAACGGCACTCCCAAAGTCCAAGCCTTCCAGCCGTTCTCCCCGCCAGCTTCGTACACCGCTGCGGCGTATGGGGGGAGTGGGTATTTCAATGGCACGACAGACTATTTAACAACGCCAGCAAACACGGCATTTGCATTTGGCACAGGTGATTTCACTGTTGAGGCTTGGATTTACACAACATCAAGAATAGGCTCTGGAAACTTTGGTTCTCAAATTGCTGGATGCCAAATTTATGGAGTTAGCGCAGATTGGCTGTTTTGTTTAACAGCAGGGGGGTTGTTGTATTTTCAAATCACTTCGTCTATTACTGGCGCTTACGTTTCTACATCAACCGTTCCGTTAAACGCTTGGACTCATGTTGCATTTGTAAGAGCAAGCGGGGTGGTAAAGGCTTTTATTAATGGAGTAGATGCTGGGAACTCTGGAACCTATGCAACATCTGTAAGCAATGCGTCTACTTCATTTAGTGCTGGCGGGGCTTCTAATGGCAGCGCAAGTAGTTTATTGCAGGGGTATATTTCCAACCTTCGTATTGTAAAAGGCACAGCGGTCTACACAGGAGCATTTACCCCACCCACGTTAGCTCCGCTGACCACTGCTGGCTCCACAAGCGCCGCAAGCTACTCAAGCACAATCAACGTCAATACAAGTTTTGCCTCATCTGCAACTTCTTTGCTGACCAACTTCACCAACGCAGGAATCTACGACGCTGCTGTGCAGAACAATCAAATCACGGTAGGCGATGCCCAAGCGTCAACCACGCAGTACAAGTGGTCGCCAACAAGCATGAAGTTTGATGGGACTGGGGATTGGTTGACGGCTATTGACGGGCCGCAACTGCAATTATTAAGCGGTGACTTTACGATTGAAGGCTGGGTTTACTTGTCTGCAACGGGTGTTGCTTACGGGATTATCAGTAAAGGCACTGCTTCAACCGGGTGGTCTGTCAACGTCACTTCTGGAAACAAACTTCAGTTTAGCTACACCGCATCTAACCTGACTGGCGCTACTTCATTGGCTTCCGCAACTTGGTATTACTTCGCCGTTGTTCGGTCTGGTAGCGCCACCGGAAATTTGAAGGTTTACCTTAACGGAACGGCAGACGCTACCAGCGGGGGCGCTGTGACGGATAACTTTAACCAGACTAGCATCCTTTATGTTGGTGCAGACCGAGTTGGAACTAGCCCTTTAAATGGTTACCTGCAAGATGTTCGCATAACAAAAGGTTATGCCCGGACCATCACAACGCCAACAGCAGCATTCCCAACGAGGTAATCGTGCAGCTTGCTAACTCAGAACTCATCATCAAAGACCACACAGAGTGGTTCCCCGACACATCGTTTGGCGACCGTGGCCCGACTCTGGACTGGGTTGCCGAAGCCGGGTATTACGTCATCACAGTGTGGAAACCTTACGACCATGCAACAGAAAAGCTGGTATCTGCTGCCCCGCATCTGTATGACGGAATGTGCTGTCTGGTTGACGTGGAGCCGCTGACCGCCGAAGAACTTCAGTCGCGTATTGATACTCAGTGGCAGGTAATTCGCACCCAGCGCAATCAGATGCTTAAGGACTCCGACTGGACGCAGTTGGCAGATGCCCCGGTTGATCAAGCAGTTTGGGCTACTTACCGGCAGGCACTTCGTGATATAACTACGCAAAAGGACCCGTTTAAGATCACCTGGCCGAAAGACCCGCTTAAAACATGAATTTTTTCGGCGGTTCGTTCTTCAGCGGCGGGTTTTTTGATGCCGTATACAACACATTTTTTACGGGTCCGTTTTTTGCCGGTGGGTTTTTTGATTCTGTGGTGGTCGGTGCAGACCAATTGTTGATTAAACTTCGGTCATTCACCGAAAGAAGGAGATTTTGATGGCTATTAACCTCAAAGCAATTACCTCGGTAATGGGCTACCAGCAGATCACAAGTCTGAGTTCTGCTACCAAACTGACCGTTCCGCCCCGCGATATTAGCGGTCTGATCGGCTCCCCTCGGATTGCTATCATTACGCCTGAGACGCAAGCAGTGCGCTGGCGCGATGATGGTGTGGCCCCTACCGCAAGCGTCGGGATGCCGTTGGCCGCTGGCGTGACGCTACAGTATGACGGTGATCTGTCGCAGATTCAGTTCATTGAACAGACTGCTAGCGCCAAACTGAACATCACCTACTATTCTTGAGGCAGAAATGCAAGTCTCTAACGATACAAATTCAGTTGACCCAATTGAATATATCACCAAGCAGTTGCCCATCGACCTGGTGCAGTTGCTACAGGTGCGTGATGAACTGGCTATTCGCCAGGGTGCTTTGTCTGCGGCCCAGAATGCGCTAGCTGATCGTGACGCAGCCAAACAAGAATTGGCTGCGGCTAACGCAGAGGCAGCAGCGATAAGGCTTGATGCAAAGACTGATCGTGACGCGGCTAGGCTAGAGTTGTACAACGCAAAAGCCAAAGCCAAGGATCTAAACTCTCAAGCTAACGTTGCGCTTGCAAATGCAGTAGACCGTGAGACTGCGGTTGAGCAACGCGAAAAGCTAGTAGCAGATCGTGAGGCTTACCAGATTGCGGCTCAAGTTGACATTGATAGCCAACAGGCTGCACTGAAATCCCAGACCGCCGCCTTGGACGCTCGCATAAAAGCGTTTCAAGATAAAGTTGCTGCACTTACTGCGTAGGAAACAAAATGGCCGTCAATCTTTCACCAATCGGCGGGGCAGGTTGGCAGTTTTTTGACAACAACGGCGCTCCGTTGACTGGCGGCAAACTGTACACATACGCCGCCGGTACTACCACGCCGCAAACCACTTACATTACTAATAGCGGTGGAACGGCCCATGCGAATCCAATTATTTTGGACTCGGCGGGTCGAGTATCTGCTGGTGGGCAGATCTGGTTAACTGTCGGTCTTTCGTACAAATTTGTACTTAAAACCAGCGTTGATACACAGTTGTGGAGCGCCGATAACATCACCGGCATTTCTGGAGCTGGTCTTGTAGAAAATTTTACCGGCACAGGCTCTCAAACTGTGTTTACTCTTGCCAACGCGCCAGTCAGTGAAAACACAACTCAGGTGTACATCAATGGTGTGTACCAACAAAAAAACACCTATACAGTTGCTGGCACAACTTTGACGTTCTCAGCCGCGCCTCCGTACACGGCTAGTATTGAAGTGTTGTATGTCTAACAGTAAAATTTCCGCGTTAACGGGTGCAACAACGCCGCTTGCTGGTACGGAAGTTTTGCCTATTGTCCAAAGCGGCACAACCAAACAAGTATCTGTTGCAAACTTGACTGCGGGCCGCACGCAAACCTCAAATGGGATCGTGCAAGGTACTTCGGCAACTGGTTACAACTTTACTGCCAACACACCAACGTCCGGAATGACCAGTCAATTGTTGAACTGGTATGAAGAAGGGAATTGGACGCCTATTGATGGAAGCGGAGCAAGTCTTAGTTTAACAATTGTTTCTGCAACATACACAAGAATTGGACGTTTAGTTGTAGTGCAAGCTGAAGTAACATACCCAACAACAACAAGCACATTGGGCGCAGCAGTAACAGGACTTCCTTTTTTGGCAGCAGTATATGGGACTTCTTCATTTTATGCCCCTACTGTAGCCGGTGTTATTTTACAAAGTACAACTACGTTGTATTTCGGAAATAATTCTGGGGCTGCTATTCAAAATTTAATGTTAAGTGCAAGAAATTTGTATTTAACGGCAACGTATAGAACGTAAAGGTGTTAAAATGTCTTTAACCAAAGCCTCTTTTTCAATGATTACCGGCGCTGCGTTCAACGTGGCAGATTACGGTGCCGTTGGCAATGGTTCTACAGATGACACCGCTGCGGTAAACGCTGCAATTCTGGCAGCGTATCTATCAAAAGCATCTCAAGCATCGCCCACAGACGAAACGTATGACGTTGAAGTAAGGTTTGTAAGCGGAAAAGATTACAAAATTACAGGCCCGATCCTTTTGCCAAGCGGCATCACATTGAACGGAAACGGTTGCCGTCTTGTTGGTAATTACGCAAGTGCAGTCAGCACGGCGTACAACGATAGCGCACCTTCGTTAATTGAGACTGCGTACTACAACGGCTCTGCGATTGTGACCAACCGCGCAGCGGCGCTGGCAACCAATCGTGTTGTAGGGTCAACGATTAAAGGTTTTGCGTTCATCAACGCTAACTGTGCCATCAACGCAATCAATATGAACGAACAATGTTCTATTGAAGGTTGCACGTTTAATAACGTGTCAGCCGCGATGAGGCTAAAATGTTGTTTCTATCTGTCGGTAAGCCAACACACCATTCGTTCATCTAGCCAGGCCGCAGGCCAAGCGTCTATTGCTTTGATTGGCGGGAACCATAACAGCATGACTTTTTCTCATGTTGCTTGCGTCGGTCCCGCGATTGGCATTTCTGTAAACGGTGCTGCTTCTTTTGCCACTTCCATTACTTCTTGTACTTTTGAAGAAGGCAAAGCGTATAACAGCGTTGGAATTTTATTTGGTGCTGACGCTTACTGTGCCGGATGGAATTTGACCGGCAACTATATTGAAAGTGTTAAGTATGGGTTTTCACTTGATAGCGGTGCTTCGGTATACGGAAGCATCATTGAAACCAACATTTTCAACAACAACGAATACGCAATTATTTGTAGCGGCTCATCCAATTTAAGAATTACCAATATTTTTGGTAACTCTATGCCCGACGATGGTGGAACAAATAGAAATCTTGTAGAGGCAAGCAACTCAAATAACGATGTATATTTGCAAATTCCAAGCAAAAGCGGCAAGACTAGCACTGGCCCTAGTGGGTTTTTGACAAATTTCACGCTTGGAAACGCAGGGTATATTGAAGCGACTTCCGCGTGGCTAAACGATTCAAATACAACTCAAGCACTTGCAAGATCGCAACCGGCACAAGCGGCACAAAATTCTCTTAACATAATGCCGTTTGAAGGCGCAAACATTCTTACGGTATCAAACCAAGTGCCGTTTTGCGTCGCTCCCGTCTTGGCTGCGACTACTGCTGTGATTGACACGTCGCTAACGTATGATATTAGCAACGCATTGGTTTTTAACTTTAGGATTCAAGACTTTGTTGGAACGTACAATCTTCACGGTACGGCGTATGGAACAACGGTTTACCGCAATGATTCCAACGCTCCAACAGTAGCAGTCTCAAACAATAGCGGAATTGTTCGTGTAACCATCGGCAACATTAATACAAACAGCGGCGCGTCTTTTATTATTCAAGGCATGATTCGCCATTTTTAACGTAAGAAATATTATGTTTGAAAAACAAACCGTTGTTGACCGTATTGAAGTGCTGGCTGATCAGACTGTTGCTGTGCGTTATCTAGTTACCGTAACTGAAAATGGCAAGCTATTTGCCGAACAGGTTAAAGGTAATTATTTCAAACCTGGCGATGACTACAGCACTGAGGATGCCAAAGTTCAGGCAATCTGCTCAATTGTTCACACGCCAGAAGTTGTTGAAGCATATAGGCTTGCGCAACTTGACAAAATGCCCAATAATACCGTACCGGCGCGGCTCACCGGGGAATCTTAGGATTCACAATGACCGAAGAAGTAGCGATTCAAGCGGAAGTAGCGCCCGCGCCGGAACTGGAAGCCACGGCGGCCCCGGAACCTGTAGTAGAAACGCCGGAAGTTGCGCCCAAGACCTTCTCGCAAGAAGAACTTGATGCAGCCATTCAGAAACGTCTCGCAAGAGAACAACGTAAGTGGGAGCGCGAGCGTCAAGCACCGCCGCCAGTTGCCGTTGATGTCCCACCTGTAGATCAATTTGAATCGGTTGATGCATACGCAGAAGCCAAAGCACTCAAATTAATCGAGCAGCGTGAGCAGCAGCGCCAGCAAGCGGAGATTCTTGAGGCATATCACGATCGTGAAGAAGAGGCTCGGTCCAAGTACGATGACTTTGAACAAGTCGCGTACAACCCAAGTCTTAAAATCACAACTGTGATGGCGCAAGCGGTTCAAGCGTCTGATGCTGGCCCTGATATAGCCTATTATCTCGGGTCCAACCCAAAAGAAGCTGACCGTATCTCTCGCCTAAGTCCGATCTTGCAGGCAAAGGAAATTGGACGTATTGAGGCTAAAATAGCCACAGATGTTCCAGTTAAACGTACTACGTCTGCGCCCGCGCCGATTAGTCCGGTAACTGCTAGAACTTCAGGCAATCCGAGTTATGACACGACGGACCCACGGTCCACCAAAACGATGTCTGCCTCGGAATGGATTGAAGCAGAACGGCAGCGCCAGATTAAGAAGTGGAACGCCAATCATCGCTAACTTTTTTTAGGAATTACCATGTCAAATAGCATTCTTACGATTGACATGATCACTAGGAAGGCCCTGGAGATCTTGGAAAACAATCTGGTTCTTACCCGTAACGTTAACCGTCAGTACGATGACAGCTTTGCTGTTGAAGGTGCCAAGATCGGTTCTACCCTGCGTATCCGCCTGCCCGACCGCGCTCTGGTCACTGACGGTGCCGCCCTGCAAGTTCAGGATGACAACGAGCAGTACACCACGCTGACGGTCGCAAGCCAGAAGCACATTGGTGTTAACTTCACCAGCGCCGAACTGACGATGCAGTTGGATGACTTCGCAGAGCGCGTTCTCAAGCCGCGTATCTCGCAGTTGGCCTCCAGCATTGACGCTGACGTTGC